TTCTTGACCAGCGCGTTATGGATGGCTTTGGTGTTAAGTTTGCTGGAAACATGATGTGTCTTACTTATCAGTCTGATGTTCAGTTAAAGGAAGTTTATGCTTCTGGTTTTGAGTCTGATACAGAGCAGCGTATGATGGACATTTCTAAATGGCTTAAAGGTGAATACAAGCGTATCACAGGCAACACAGTCACTCTTACAAAAGAAGGCGAGATTGATGTTATGGTTCAAAATTCTTCTCGTGTTCGTTCTTTTGTTAACGCTAGACTTAATTTTAGAGTTGGCGGACTTGACGAAGAGATGAATAACGAGACTGGCTCCAAGCCACAGGCAGAAGACAGATGGCGTGACTTTGTTAGTCAGGGCGGCTGGACTGGTGACGGCGGCAAGCGACCAGAGAATGATACACGCAAGAAGGAATCTTGAAGTGAAACTTATAATGGAAAACTGGAATAGGTTTATTAATGAAGAATTAGATCTTTCCAGAGCACAAGAACTTATTGATGCTAACCCTTACCTTAAAGGTAAACTACAAGCATCAGCCGAAAACATGATTGAATCCGACAAATACGTTCTTGTTGTTTCTGACGATTCATTAGGGCACATTAAAAGCAGACACGCAGATGCTAATGCTCCTGGCTCTCTTTTTATGCCTGATGTTGATCTTCGTGATGTTATGACTAAGGCTCTTTCTATGCCTCCTTCAGAAGAATCAGGCGGCAGAGTAAAATGGCTTGGTGTTGACTACGGCTCCCAAATTGGTGCTATGGGTGTAAAGCTTGGTGATCCAGAAGAAGTAGCCAAAATGAAAGATTATACAATGCCCGGCGGTAGAGGCGAAACTGTAAAGGTTGCTCCCGGCGAAAGAGAGCCAACAAGAGAGATTAACTTAATTACTGCTGAATTAGGCGAGATGGATGGTAAGAAAGTTTTATCTTTAATTACGGCTTTCCCTGGTGGCGCTGATGTTGATGGTAAAGAAATGCCGATGAACAGAAATGATTTTGCTAAGGAAGGCTTATATTTTGTTTTACCAGACGATAGCCCTCTTTTAAGTAACCAATAGAAATGAATGGCGTTCAAGTTAGACAAAAAGAAAAGAGTTCAAGAAATACTTAAATGTGGTAAAGACCCCGTTTATTTTTTGAAGACTTACGCCAGAATTTCACATCCTTTACACGGGCTAATTCTTTTCAATACATACCCTTTTCAGGATGTTTTACTAAAAGACTTTAATGATTATCGCTTTAACGTCATCCTGAAAGCAAGACAGTTGGGTATCTCAACAATTACAGCCGGATACATTGTCTGGCTTATGTTGTTTCATAGGGATAAGGCTGTTCTTGTTATGGCTACAAAGTTTGCGACAGCAGGAAACTTGGTAAACAAGGTCAAGAAGATTATGAAGAATCTTCCTGATTGGATTCGTATCGCAAACATCAACATTGATAACCGCACATCTTTTGAGTTATCTAACGGCTCCTCCATTAAGGCTGCTTCTACTTCTGGTGATGCTGGTCGTTCAGAGGCTTTGTCTTTGTTGGTTCTTGATGAGGCAGCACACATTGAAGGGCTAGAAGATCTATGGACTGGTTTGTATCCTACTCTTTCTACTGGTGGTCGTTGTATTGCTTTATCAACTCCTAATGGTGTTGGTAACTGGTTTCATAAAACATGCACTGACGCAGAGGCAAAGGCAAACAATTTTAACTTAACAGTTTTACCATGGGATGTTCACCCAGATAGAGATCAAGAATGGTTCCGTAAAGAAACTAAAAACATGTCTCGCAGACAAATCGCACAGGAGTTAGAATGCAATTTCAATACTTCTGGTGATACTGTTATTGATTCAGAGGACATGGAGTGGTTACTCACAAATGTTTGCGAACCAAAGTACCGAACAGGCTTTGATAGAAACATTTGGATGTGGCAAGAATTTGATCCATCTTGTAACTATTTGATGGTAGCAGATGTTGCCCGTGGTGATGGTGAAGATTATTCTACTTTTCACATACTAAAACTAGAAACTCTTGAAATTGTTGCAGAATACCAAGGCAAGCCAACACCAGACATGTTTGCACAAATGCTAAATCAAGTTGGTCGAGAGTTTGGAAACTGCATGTTGGTTGTAGAAAATAACAACATTGGCTACACAGTTCTCGATAAACTGATAGAATATAACTATCCTAATTTGTATTATTCAATTAAGTCCACGCACGAGTACATTGAACAGCATCAAGCCGAAGTTCATAACTCTGCTGTGCCAGGCTTCTCTACTAGCATGAAGACAAGACCACTTATCATTGCTAAATTAGAGGAGTTTATAAGAAATAAACTAATTAAGATATATTCTACCCGTGTAGTTAGTGAGTTCAAAACATTTATTTGGAGCCATGGTAAACCACAAGCCATGAAAGGTTATCATGATGATTTAATCATGGCTCTTGCTATTTGTTGTTGGGTGCGCGATACTGCACTTCAAGCAAATGCAAGAGAACTAAACTATCAAATGGCTTTTTCAAACGCAATCATAACTTCGAAAACATCGATGAACACACAAATTGCAGGACAGATTGGTTACAAAAAAGACAGTTTAATGCAACAAAAAACAGAAGCACAAAAAATGTATGAGCAGTTTAACTGGATTATAAAGTGAGAAACTAAATGGCAAGAAGAAACGCAAGAAACCCAGCAAATCCACAATCGGATTTATTTAAAGCACTTACAAGATTGTTTTCTGGACCAATCATTAACTATCGTTCGCAGTCTGGTCGTCGTATTCGTCGCCAGCATTTAGATAAGTTTGGCTCTCGTTTTAAGTCCGCTTCTGGACAACAGTTTAAAAAGTCTGTTTATAATCCGCTTGATGTTGTTGCCACTGACGCTATGGCTAATCAGCGACGCACAGAGCGTTATGTTGACTTTGATCAGATGGAATACACACCAGAGATTGCTTCTACATTAGACATTTACGCTGATGAGATGACCACTTACTCTGAACTTCGTCCTATGCTTAACATTAAATGTAGCAACGAAGAAATCAGAGCAGTGTTAAACATTCTTTTTGATCAGGTTCTTAACCTTAAATACAATCTTTTTGGTTGGTCTCGCACAATGTGTAAGTATGGGGACTTCTTTTTGTATTTAGACATTGATGATAAGTATGGCGTGAAGTCTGTTATTGCTCTTCCGCCAACAGAGATTGAAAGATTAGAGGGCAAGGATTCCACAAACCCAAACTATGTCCAGTATCAGTGGAACTCCGCTGGTATGACTTTTGAGAACTGGCAGGTTTGTCATTTTCGCATTTTAGGAAATGACAAATACATTCCATACGGTTCTTCTATCTTGGAGCCTGCTCGTCGTATTTGGCGTCAATTGACTCTTATGGAAGATTCTATGATGGCTTATCGTGTTGTTAGGTCTTCCGAGCGTAGATTGTTTAAGATTGATGTTGGCGCTATCCCCCCACAGGATGTTGAACAATACATGGAGAAAATTGTTACGCAGTTGAAGCGCCATTCTGTTGTCGATCCAAGCACTGGGCAGATTGATCTTCGTTACAACCCAATGTCTATCGAAGAAGATTACTTTATTCCCGTCCGCCCAGGTTCTGTTACAGACATTCAGAATCTTGCCGGTGGAACTAACACAACTGCTATTGATGATGTTAAGTATCTTCGTGATAAGTTGTTTTCTGCGCTTAAAATTCCACAGGCTTACTTAGCTATGGGTGAGGGCGCTACAGAAGATAAGACAACATTAGCACAGAAAGACATTCGTTTTTCTAGAACTATTCAAAGATTACAGCGTGTTATTATCGCAGAACTTACAAAGATTGGCATTATCCATCTTTATACACTTGGCTTCCGTGGCGATGACCTTTTGAACTTTGAACTTACTCTCAACAATCCTTCCAAGATTGCTGAACTTCAAGAGATTGAGCATTGGAAGCAGAAGTTTGACATCGCTGCGTCTGCCACCGAAGGTTACTTCTCTCGTCGTTGGGTTATGGAGCACATCTTTGGTATGGGTCACGAAGACTTTATCCGCAACCAGCGTGAGATGTATTATGATCGTAAGCACGATGCTGCCCTCCAAGCCGTTGCTGAACAAGCAGCCGCCGG